GAGCTAACGCAATGGGCTTTGATGTTGACGCCTATCACGGCTCAAAAAAACCAAACATCAATGCGTTAGACACATCAAAAGCTGGTGAAAATACTAACAAGTCTTTTGATGACTATCTATTTGCAAGCACCAGTGGAGAAAACGCAAGCGGGTACGTGCATGATATGGATTTTTGGCGAGGCGTTGTAAGGAAATCGCCAGAGTTCAAATCTATTGAAAAAAGAGAGTCAGACCTTATAGACAAGAGGGCATCTTTTCGAGAAAAAGGCGATGTGAAAGGCATCCAAGGAATAAACAAACAGCTTGAATCAGTTGTAGCGGAAAGAGAAAATATTTACAACGATTTCCTGAACGGCAAGTATGGCTCTGGAGAAGGAAATGCGCAGACCGTTTACCCATTGATGGCTAGAAGCTCTGAATTTTTGCCATCAGACGCTGCTGGAGCAGGTTGGATGAGAGCAAATCGTCCTGCAATTGATGCTGCTGAAGAACAAGGATATTCTGGCGCTTTAATTAAAAACGTCAGAGACAATGCTGGTTCTTGGTCAAACGTAACAGCAGATACATACGCGTCAAAAGACCCTGATTTATTTCGCTCACGCTTCGCAGCTTTTGACCCGTTCCGCAAGACTACTGCAACTGCTGCTGCAATGGGAGTTGCTGCTCCTGACTTGTTAGCGCAAGAGCAACAACCATATCAAGGCCTACTTGGACGCTGACCCAAAGAACGCAGCCGTCAACGGGTCGCGTTTGATCTTTCTATGAAGCTGGCGTTCACGTGCTAAACGAAACGCCTTCTTCTCCACATCTTCCTTTTCGCGCATCTTCTGAACGCGCTGCGTACTTGTCATTGGCTTTGGCTTGACGGCATCAACGCCAATGCCATAACGGTAAGCAGCAGTAGGGATGCCTTGATACTCAGCAGGATGCCACTCTTGAATGAACACGTTGCCATTCTTGTAAAGCTCATGCAAGATTGCTCTTGCATGACGCACGTGGCAATGAATAACCTTTGACACTTCCATCGCTGTCAAAGGTTTGTCCATGATTGCTTTGATGAGTCTTGGACGCTGGACTGACTTCATTCACGCTCTTTCTCAACGCACTGTTCAGCCACCAAAGTTGCATATCCAGCAATGTCATGCCAGTGGTCATGCACATTAGGATTTCCGTTCAAGATGCGAGCAATCTTGTGCGCAATCATGTCGAGTGATTCGCGTTGCATTGCGCTTAGATTGACGTAACCGTGAGCATTAAACATCTGGCATTTGATGCTTTGCGCGATACGCGCATGACTCTCAAAACTGCCGTGAGTTTGCTGGCGCTGCGCCAATGTTTCATTGATGTCTGTCATTTTGTTCCTTTGAATTTACATTCATATTCTGATGGTGCGCCACACAGTTGACCACCAACAATTACATATCCACACATTGCGCCCATTCGTGGCATCCCGCTACAACCACAATTTTGTTTTTCTTCTGGCTTCTTGTCTTTCTTGCCAAAGATTGCGTCAAAGTTTGCTTCAAATGATTTCCTATCTGGGATAGGTCTTGGGTGCGAGCCTTTACCCATTACGCAGCCTCCTTCACAAAGATGCCTTCAGAGTTCATTGACCCTTTGCGATTTTTTATTTGTTCAAACGCAGCTTCTAAACAGTCAGTCAGGTTCACGTCAAGCAATGCGCAGACGTTGATAAGGCAAACAACAGCGTCACCGACCCCATCAATAGCTTCTTCTTTGTTGCCATGAATCAAAGCATCGCGCAGCTCTTGCACTTCTTCAAGTGCTTTGGTGGCTTGCGCCAATGCTGTGCTGTTAGGGATGATCTTACGAGCCTCACTCCAACGAATTACGGCTAGTTCTAATTGTGTATATGACATTTTCATTTCCTTTCAAAATTTCATCTTTTGCATACACATATGCATCATGTGCTTCTTGTGCTGTTTTAAAATTTCCTATAACAAATCTTCTTTTGTCAACAATAACTCTTGCTTGAAATGTTGGAGTTCCTTTTTTTGATTTACTAGATATAACACCTAAAAGACCACTAGAACTATCAGACCTAGCAAAGTGTCTGTTTAAACCATTTTTTGATTGGTCTGACAAACGAAGATTTTTGATGTCATTGTTTTTTCTATTTCCATCAATGTGGTCAATGAGATTGTTTTTTGGGTCTCCATAATGAAGACACCAAATAACTCTATGGACATAAAGATGTTTCCCATTTACATGGACGCGGAAATATCCATTCCCATTACTCCAGCCAGCAACTGAACCAGCTTTTACTCTTAACCCATCAATCTTGTGAATTAGCTTTCCATCCACATAGTTAAATAACTTTTTGAGTTCTCTTTTGTCCACTGGTTGCTCCTTAGTACAACCTTTATTGTATCCTCTTTAGTAAAACTTTCATTTCTTCTTTCCTTTCGTGGTTACGTTGGCAGTGCCAGCTCTACTAAAAACTTTGAACTCTTTGGGTGCTAGATCAACACGCTGCTTTGTTGTCTTCTTAGGACGCATCATCTCAGGCGCTCGGTTGACGTGAAGCGGTTTGACCATGTGGTGAATTGTGCCAAGAGCTGGATTTGTTTTGCGCAGCTCCTCAGTATATTCAGCCATCATTTGCGAAGACTTCTTGTGCTTGTTCTGCACCATGATGCTGGCTGTAAAGTCCTTCATGTACGTCTTCACGTAGTCAGGATGGAAAGCGTTAATTACGGTCATTGAATGATTCCATTAAAAAAAGTGATGTGATGTAGATTGCTGCTACACCGATGAAAGTGATAAAGCCAACACCAAGCAAAAAGCAAAGCAAGGCGATGTTTGAGATGTCTTCAGTTGCAAAGTCATTCATAGTGTTGTTTTCTTGTTGATACGTAATTGCAAAGCAAAGCCCCAAGCAATGCCAGAAATAATCCAGAAGCAACGGTCAGCGTATGACCAAAACTCTGGGTCTTTGTTCCAGTTCACAAAGCCGAGCAGCACGTAAACAACTGCCAACATGATTGGGTATGCGATCAGATCAATGTATTTCATTTATTGTCCCCTTGTTCTTTGATGCCCATTCCTCAAACATTGCATCAGTTCTTTTTTGTTTGCTTGCGTTCTTTGGTGGTGGAAGCACACGCTTTCTAGCAACAGCTTTTGGTTTTTCTTTTGGTGTTGTAGGCCACGGCGCGTTTGGTGCTAGTACTGTCTTCATGTCTTACTCCTTAATGCCGTGGGCGGCTTCGATTGCTCTGGCAAATGCAATAGCTTCTTGCTGGTTCATCTCGTCGCTGCCTTGCGAGTTCCACAGATTCCACATCTGCTCATCCGTCAGCGGCTTGCGTTTATGTGGCTCCGTCACGGGTTGTGGCTTGGTGTAGAGCTTTGCACCGTCTTCAAGCTGCTTTCCACTATCTGTCAATATTGCTACGTGATGGAATTTTGGGCCTTTATTGCAAACTATCGCCACAGGCGCACCCTGCTCTTGCTTGGCCAGTGCTTCTTCTAGAGCTGTAAGCACGTTTTCGTTTACCAAGCCAATACCAATGGAACGTAAGCACCATTGCTTGATGTGCTTGAACTCATCAAGCGCCAGCTTCATTGCTTCTTTACTCATGGCTTTCCTTCCCAATCAAAAATCCAAGCAACGCTGGAAAAGCATGACAAAAGAAAAAAGTAAAAGGCAGCATTGATGTGAATTCGCTTGCTGTTGACATTTGACCAACTTTAGTGGCGGCAAACGTAACCCATCCAGTAATCCACACAGTCAAAATTACAGTCCAATAAGTTTTCATAGCGGAGCCTCTGGCAGTTGTGCGCGTTGCGCTTGTTGGTACGCTTTGATTTGCTTGGCAGTCCAAGGCTTTGCGCCTGTTGCTGATGGAAAAGGCCAGTTAGTCAATGTCATAGCAATCATCCTCATCTTTTTCTACTGGCTCAACGCCAGAGCCTTTGCACTTCTGACAGGTTGAGCCGTCATACATTCCTTCACCAGACCCACTGCACCATGAGCAGATTTCGTCTTCGTAGTCGTCATCATCAATCATTTGATGCAGCTCCTAATTAAATGTGAAGCACTGATAACGTCAAATGTTGCCCAAGCAACAAATAGGACAACAACGCCAACAAAAAACCATGCTGAAATTGCAACTTGTTTTGCTGCTTTTATTTCTTCTTCTTCAACTTTTTCAATGTAACGCTTCCAAATGTCTTGCACTTCAATTGGCGCTGTATATACAAGCCATTCACGCAAGTCTTTTTGCAAGCGTTCATCACTGTGTTCTTGAATTGCGTCATGCAACGCTTTGGTGTTTATATGTTGTGTCATATCTTCTCCAATACTGAACGTGCTTTGCGCATCTTTATTTCTTTCGTCACAATGTCCATTGCCTTCTCTAACTCACCAATGGTTGTGATTTCAAGTTGAGCATCGTGGACTAACATTGTTTCAACAATCGCTGTCAGCTCTTGAGCCTTCAAGATGAATTTGTCATCACGTTCAACGCCACGCTTGGCAACGTCAAGCAAAGCATCCTGACCAGCCTTGATCTCCTTGGCGTAGTCATCTCCAATCTGCATACGTGCCAGAGCTTCTGCAATGTTGAACGCGCTGATGATGGTGTCAATGTCAATGCGCGTTGCTTCACCCTTGCGAAGACACTCCAATGATTCATGGTTCTTGATCTTCAAGTGCAGCACAGCATCACCTGTCTCGCTGATATTCCTGAAACCATTGATGACCCATTGAACAGCGTCAAGGCGAACGCCTTTTGGACGGTACTTCTTTCGAGGTTTGCTCACTGCTGCTGCTCCATGATGTCAAGCTCAAGAGCTTTCACTCGCTCGCGCAGTGAATCAACTTCTTGTTCGTAAATCTCAAGCTGCTTGACCAAATCGCAAAGCATGGTTGCAATCTTTGATGGTCCTTCAACTTGGTAGGCTTCTAGTTCACGCGCCATCAGCATGGCTTGTACTC